ATGTCTCAGGATGGCGTTGGGTGTAAAGAATGCACGCGGCTTAGAGAGCATGTAGCTTCGCTTTTGCCTTTCACAGTTCTTGAAGCTCTGTCCGGCAAACCCTTGAGTATTCGAGGAGTAGCCATGTGCAGTGGCATGAGCCGAAACCACAACATCTACACTTCCGAGGAGCTGCAAGTCTTCACAAATAAGCTGGCTAATGCACCTGTTTACATCGAACATGTTGCCGTTCCCAACGCAATCGGTAAAGTCACAAAGACCGACTGGGATGGTCACAACCTTTGGTATGAAGCGGAAATCTATGATGAGGCAACCGCTGAGAAAATCCGCAAAGGCCTAATCCAGCACGTCAGCGTCGGCGCAGACTACGAAGCCGTCGATCTCGTCGATGGCAAAGTCCCGCATGGATTGCACAATGCTGAGTTAAGCCTTGTAGCAGTACCAGGTATCCCAGAAACTAACGTGCAAGTTTTAGAAAAACTTACTCAAACAGAGGGCAGGTTAACTGAGGCGCAAAAGACCATCGAAGACCTACGCAAACAAGTCCCGGGTTGCGGCTTGCTCAAGAATCCGCCTAAAATGATAGCCGTTTCTGAAGCAGCCAAAATGGTTGAAGCCGTATTGCCCTCAACAATGGTTCAGCGAAGCTGGAGTCTTGGACCTCAACGCATGTGCCAAGAACTAAGAAGAGTAGTTCAGCAGCTAGAACAGAAAGCGGGAGGTTGCTAGCTGTGTTTATGCTCATTTCTATGAGGGAGAGTACCAAAGGACGAACTTTGGGAAATTCAAAACAGAGAATCGAATTGATTAGATGACTGATAAAACAGGCAAAGCTTGGATGGCTGCAGGAGAAACCGACGACCCAAACGCCATCATCGAATCATTTGAAGCCGCCGCAGGAATCACCAAGGGATCGCCCGTCTATTTGAGCGCCGACGATAAAGTTTCGGCTAGCCCAGGCGGAGACGATGCGATAGGAGTAGCAACCAAAACGGTGCTGTCAGCGGAGATGTGTCCGGTGCTTAAACGTGGAAGAGTAAAAGTCACAGCAAACGGAGCCATAACACGAGGAAAAGCAGTCTGCGCAGCCGGAAGCAACAAAGTAGCCCCACTGGTTGACCAAGCAGTCAACGAAGGCGGAGCCGCAACCTACACCATATTCTACAACCGCAAACTCGGCACCGCCCTTGAATCGACCACAACCGATGGCGACCTACTATTCATCGACGTGGAGAAGTGATAGGCATTGAAACCTCGACTTTTTGAAGCCCTAATGGCAAAGCAAAACGACCAACGCGAAGTATATGAGAAACTCAAGCAGAAAGCCGACCACCCATTCCTTAAACGCTATGCTCAGATGGGAGTCAAAGAAGGCTTCTTTAGCGACATGGCAAGCGCTCTTGGCAGAATGCATGACACCATGGTTGATGCTGCATGGCCTGAACTGATTGGCAGAAACATAATTACCGTCATGCCAACCAGCGAAGCGATGGAGCGTTTTCCACTTGACGCAGGCGCAGTTGGCTACCGCTATGCAGAAGGCGCAGTAACAAGGCTAAGCTCAAAGAAACCCTCCACAGTAGACATCTACACTAACCAGCTAGCCGAATCCTCCGATGAGTGGACCCGCGAATACCTTGAAGATGCCACTTGGAACGTTATGAGCAAAGCAGTCGACAACGTGGGCAGAGCACTAGGACAAAACGAAACAGAAGTTATACTCGCATTGTACGCTGCTGTTCTGGCGGCTGATTTGGCAACTGGTGCAGAGTTGGCAGGCGGTGGCGCTGTGGCTAGTTGGGCTTCGCTTTTGAGTTTGCATGAAGCAATCCGAAGAGAAAACTGGCGTCCCAACGTTTTGGCGATTAACGAGATGCAACTGCACCAGCTCCTCAACGATGACAAATTCGTGAAATCCGTCTATCTGCCCAGTAGTGAAACCGACATTGCACAAGGCACTATCGGTAGCGTACTTGGCATGACCGTGCAGTCAAGCACCCTTGTGCCTAACGGAACAATGTATGCAATCGATACCCGTGTAGCTTCAGTGATGCTTTTGCGCAGAGACGTTACTGTGGACGACTGGGAAGACGTCAAAACAGGCAAATACGGCGTCCGCGGAACCACACGATTTGGCGCAGGCATTCTTCGCTCCAAAGCTATCGCCCGCATGACCAACGTTAAGCAAACCATGACCTAAACCCCATGGCAAACAGTCCAACTATTTTCCCTCTTTTTTGGGCTAAACAAAACTTGAAGGTAAAAACGTCATGAGTAAAGTCATCAAGAAAATCCGTGAAGTCCTGTCCTATGCACCTGCTTCGGGCGTAGCATCCCCAAAAGGCAGAGTGTTCTTTGACACATCATGCATCCCACTAGCCGACGTGATGAAGCTTTACGACCGTGACCCAACCTGCAAAAGCAGCATAGACCTGCTGGCGGCTTCCACGGTCGGCATGGGCTTCTACACCACGGCAGACGAAAAATACGAGAAAGCCGCCGAAGCCAAAGCAGCCGTGGACAAATTCTGTGAAGACATCAACTTAGACGGCTTGCTCAACGAAATGGCTAAGCCGTTGATTGGCTGTGGAAACGATTTCTGGCTCAAACTCACACCCGAAAGGCTAACTGATACTCTTCGCATGCCAATCGACGCAGTCCAACGCATCGGTTTAAGCACTGTTCCTAACCTAAAAATCCCTTACAAAGTTACGGGTTACCAGCTTTCAGGCACTTATGGCGGTAACGCTGGAAACGAGCTTAAACCCGAAGCGGTTATCCATTGGCGTCTTAATGGTGATGTGCCGTCTGGTTTTGGCGTCGGTTTATTGCAAGTTCTTTTGCACACCTTAACCGTTGACACCGATAAGCGCCCGTCCTTCGCTTGGATGAAAGCTAAGATAGAGAAGATTTTGCCCAACATATTCACCAAGTATGCTGGACCGGACGTTGTCGTGCAACTGGAAGGGCAGAAAGAGGACACCATCAAAAAGTATGAAAGTGCAATAAAAAATCGCCCTGAAGAAGGCCAGTGGCTTTTTAGTGGTGCCAAGTCTGTCGGCGTTTTTCCAGTCACGATTGACCCGAGGGCACGTTTTGAGTATTACATCGACCACATGGTTAACCAGTTCTATTTGGGCTGCGAAACCCCTCTGCCACGACTGTTTAGCACTCCAGGCTTCACGGAAGCAAGTGCAAGGGCAGCCTTAGACCTTCAGGACATGCTCATAAAACCAGTCCAGCGCTACATCAAACGTCAAGTCGAAAAAGAAATTTTTGCCGTAACAGTTGCCCAAGCAGGACTTGACCCAGTTAAAGCAAAGGTCAGGTTGAATTTTGGCAGCCCCGAAACCCCTGAGCTAAACCCAGCCGACCTCATCAAAGCCGCCGAGCTTGGCTTGATTCGAGCGGAAGAATTCCGCAAAAACGCAGTCAAATTCGGCTGGCAACTCTGGGATGACACCACACAGCAACCAAGTCAAGGTAACAGTTCAGACACCAAAAAAGTTGGAGGTGATTAATTTGGCAAATCTATCCAACAACGAAGAGGGATTCATTTTGGGAATCGCTGAAGCCAGCGGAGCAGGCGCCGCATTTCTTGCAACCCAGCCCATAGACGCAACGCTCAAAGTGGCAGCATGCGGGATTTTGGGCTTTATCAGTGTGACACTCAACGCTTTCTGGTTCAAATACGTCAAACCAACCTCCGCTTGACCGTTTTTGGCTTGACTCAGCTCACTTGTGGGGCTGGGCAAGAATCCAATGGAGGCGCAAGTTGGTTGACAAATGAACAAGATGTCGCGTATGGCAGTTACAGCGAAGCGTACAGGGCAATTCATAGTGCATTGTCCACTTTGACCGCTCCGCCGATGGGTCACAGAATCACCAAGCTATCTTTTACTTGGAGTTTATCGGGTGAGCTTGAGACTTTGAAAGCCTATGACGGCGCTGATTTGCTGTTTACGTTGACATTCACATGGAACCCAGACGACACGCTTAGCGAGGTTGTGAGGTCGTAGCTATGCCGTTTATGGATTTTTGGAGCGTTAACCTGCCAAAAGTTGACGTTGCACAGGGAACACCCGCTAATTATGCGCTAAATCCTGTTGTTGTCGCTAATTTACCATCCAACGCAGTTATCTCAAGGGTGGTTGCTGCCCTTCAAGTGGACTATCAACTGAACCAGTCAGCCATGACAGGAACTCTCAGCGGACGTTTATCGGTTGATGCTGATTCGGGATTTGTCAGCACCCTTGAGGCATTGAGCATCCCGTCTGGTTCCTTCTATACGTCTCCGCTGGATTTGGGTTCGCCCTCTTTGTTGCTGGAGGGAAATGCTGATGTAAAATCGGAAGTTACGGGTAACGGAACCTACTATTTCAGGTTGGAAAACGCGGTGGCGGTATCATCAGGGGCCATGAATTTGTACGGCGTTTCCGTTCGCCTCAGAGTTTACTTTGATGTGCCCGTTGAGTTTATGGATTTCTGGGGCACGTCACAGGCGAATCTTACAATCCCATCAACAGAAGGGAATGTAGCACTGGGAAACGTTGTTGTCAGCGGAATACCGTCTGGGACGTCAATTCAGCGTGCAGTGTTAATGGTTAAGGCGTCAATCATAGAGGCTAACGAGGGCAATTTTGAGCAGTTAGGCGCGGCTTCAGCTTCAACCGTTGTGGTTGTTGCCGATAACGCCGAGTTCACTGGGAAATTATCAGGCATATCCATCATGACGTCTAATGATCCCAGACTGGGTCAATTGTACGTTGAAGTGATCTCTTGCTCTTATCGACAGGGTGGTGCATTCTTCGTCGGCGACGTTGACGTTTCATCAATTGTTGCGGGTGATGGAACGTACTATTTGCGTTTTGAGAATATCAAGGCGCGTTTTGACGGCTTGATTCTTTACGAGGTCCAGTTTGGCATTAGAGTCTACTATCAACAGCCAAGCACCAGTGGCGCGGCAGTCGCGGTTAATGTGGATGGGTCATTGTCAATTAATCTGTGTCCAAAAAGTCGAGTGCCTGTTAATTTGGTGATATAGGAGGGTGAATTGATTGGTCGAAGTAAAAGCTGAGGATGTTTGGGATGTCCTAAATGTTGGCGATTCAGACATCGCTGAGGCTAAAGTTCTCAAAATGATTAAGCGGGCTGAAGTGACCCTTGAACTTGAACTCAACATAGCAATCGACTATGCTGACTGCTCGGATGCCCAAAAAGAAGCCATCACCGTTCTAGCTGCAATCTATGCATTATGCTACTTAACTGGCGGCTCAGCAGTGGGCTTAAACTTTAGCGTCGGCGACTTAAGCAGTTCTAACTCGTCACTGCCCAGCCTAACAGTTCTGCAAAACGAATTCGAGCGCATTCTTGCCAGCCTAAAAGAGCCTTACGTGGGGAGCGCTTAGACATGGGAACCGTACCTGAAACCTACTACCAATTCATCATGGACTACGCGCCCAACGTTTACGTTATCCCGCCCAGCACACCAGACCCCGCCTTTGGCAAAGGTGTTTTAGCGGCTAGCTTCGCCCTCGACTTCTTATGTGAAGCCTACTCTGCCCCACAATTCGAAGACAGAAAAGCAGCTATCTACACCAAAATCGTGAGCTTAACCGATTGGGTTCTAACCCAGCAGTGCACCGACCCCGCACGTAAGGCATATGGCGGATTCCAAAGTGCGGAAGTCAGCACCTACTATTACAGTGTAGACGCCTGCCGAGTCATTCCTTCATTGCTAAGAGCCTATGAACTCACGGGTGATTCCCAGTATTTGGATGCGGCTAAGCTGGCGGGTGGAACATTCCTTAAAACCATGCAGGACCAGCAGGCCTACGGCGGCTTTGCAAGAGCCGTCACGATTGGCGATGCATGGCTTCTGCAACTGGACGTTGAATGCCTCTATGGCTTAATCGGCTTAAAGCTGCTAGCCGAAAAACACGATGTCGAAAACGCCTCAGTCTATCAGGGCATCATGGGTAAAGCAATAGGCTTTCTTAGAGTTGGCTTTGAGAATCTCTGGTTAGACTTCGACCCCGCAGATGGCAAATGGCACCGCGTCGGCTTAAGTGAGAATGAGGTTTACGATGACCCGTTCGCCTACGCCTTGCTGGGTCTGTATGAGGTTGAGGGCTGGAGTGTTAGTTGCCAGAAAGTCTACAATGCCCTAAACACTATCAGAGCAAGCGCCAAGTATCCAGCCTATGAACCTGCGGTTTGCTGGGCTGGCTACATAGACGTGCTTAGCCGATTCTCCGCATGCGACTACTACGACGCTGTCACAAGCGGGATCCTTTGGAAAATACGCACCAACCACGACAAGCCAAGCCTCAAACTCAGCATGGAAGTAATCAGTAAACATGCAGCGGAATTCATGTTCTGGGGCGCCAAACACACAGACTACTGCTATGTCGAAAACAAACAGGCAATGGTTACCGTTTGCTGGCTAGCCGAACTTTTCCTCCACTATGAGGAACCAGTTACCCAATTCACAAAGATGCTGAAGAGCAAAGGCGAGATGGTCACGTTTTATCCTGTTCGGGAAGCCGCTGCAACAGTGACTTATGGTGAACCTTTGGATTTGCTAGCCGTTGTTTCGTCAATCAAAGCCGAGCAAGTGATGCTAGAAGCGGGCTACTACCTCAACGACTACGTGGCGTTTTACACGTTCCTTCCCGTCCGAGTACATGACAAAATCAGGCGTCAAGGGGAAGACTACGAAATCCAAACAGTAACCCCGTTCACGTTTGCCAATCAGAGGTTCTACTTCAAAAGCATCGCAAGGAGGCTAATCGCAAGTTGAGCGAAGCAGAGAACCCCGTAATAACAATTCTGCGCCTAATCGAATCTCGACTCAGAGTCGTCAAAGACGACGGCGGCTTAGCCAATGTGCTCTGCTCTCAGGCAAACTATGACCGGGAACTGCTAAAAGACTACGACGCCCAAATCACAGTTTCCAAAACAACTGACCCCTGCCAACAGCAAAAACATACCTTGGACGGCAAGCTTAGACGGCGAATTTACTCTCTTAGAGCAACCATAACAACCACAGACAAGCCAGCGCCAAACACTGATACGGGCAAGGTCATGCGGGATAAAGTCCTTGAGCAACTTTTGTTAATCATCCCAGAAAACCGCAACCTACCCTACCGAACCGCATACAACTTTTACCCACTAGACGCAACCTCAACAACCCACAAAGCCTATGATGCAGCAGCCACACGCGAATTGGAGCCTTCTAACGCTTCGTGGGCAGAATTGACAAGTGCGGAATATGCAAACCTCTGGGGCAGCGACGATGCTACGCACTCTAAAAGCGCAAACAGCAACGGCGAATACCCATTTATACTGTTCCGCTTCAAAATAGGTGCCAAATCAGGAGAAATTTGCAATGAAGCCAGAAAACAATGTTTAAAGCGTGTAGTTTTGGCATTTGAAGGCTTTGGGACTGCACCACAAGGAAACGGTGTAACCTTCAAGATTTGGGATAATGCGGCTGGTGCTTGGAGCAATCGGATAACTGGTTCTTCAGGCGCAGATGAAAATCTAACCCTTACCTTAACCTCTGACCTTGCAAACTACGTCAACAGCGACGGCTTTCTCTACATGATGGCAAGAACAACCAACCCGTCAGACGGCGTTTCTTCTGCCGTTTTGAACTGCGATTTTATCCAAGCAACAATTGACGTGCAAGGCATCACGTTTTGCGATGTTCACAGTTACAAAGACGTTGACGTGGTCGATGTCAAACCCTTCCTGTTCAAAGAAGAAATCCAAATCGTGACCTGGCTCTTCGAGTCAGTCGCCATATCATAGGTGAAACCAAATGGTTGACACATACCATAGCGACCAAGAAAAATTCTATTACGTGACCGAAGGCTCTTTCGGCGCTGTTCCAGCTAGCCCAGCGATGCTGGGGCACTCCTGCAGCAACCTAGACCCCGACATAAACCCAAACAACATCAAAGTAGCAGGCACTGGCTCAGTTGACGTGGTCTCTCTAAAACGTGGATTAAGACAACCGCTGCTAAAGCTCAAATACCCAATCCCATCCGACGCACCCATCAACCTGCTACAGTACGTCAAACAAGAACTCAACACCAGCCTTTCCTTGCAGGTGCTCTACTACAAAGACATCTTCATCACAGCAACCGACATCATAAGCCTGCTCTACAAAGGCGCCCGATTCAACAAAGCCACCCTAACATGCGACATAGACGGCATTTTAGAATGTGAAGCCGAATTTCCAAGCCAAGACGTTGAGGTTACAACTGCCAAGATTGCAAACGCAACCTACACTGAGTATGCAGGCGCAGTTTCAGGCAGCGAGAGCTACGTCAAAATCGGCGGCGTAGCTTGTGAGCGGATTACTTCTTGGAAACTGCAAATCGACAATTCATGCAAAGCTGTTCCGGTCATACGGTCAACAAACGGGCACTTAGCCAAGTACCTAACGTGGGGCAAGCGGCTTTTGACTGGAGAACTCAGCTTCGAGTTTGAAAGCAAACAAGAAGCCGACGACATCTTAGCAGATGCAGAGCAATCCAGCCTTGAATTTGGGCTGGGCGGTGCTAACAAGGTTAGTGTTGAGCATACCAAATGGGATGATTTTTCGTTGAGCGGCAAATCTGAGGACCTAATCTATGCCAAGGTTCCTTTCACGGCTAGAGGACCGCTCAGCATCTTATAGTCACGGAGGCAAAAAAGTGAAAACAGAAAAATTAGAAATCGATGGACGCTTCGGCGAAGAGTACCAGGGCACCTACGCCTTTGCCGAGATAACATGGGCTAAGAGAAACCGCATTATCCAAAAGCACACCAAATACAACAAGCTATCTGGCGACGTGGAGAGCAGCGATTTCATCGCCATACAAGCAGAAACCATCATAGCCAGCATGCACGGGCAACCCCAAAGCCACCCCATAACCCTTGAGAAGCTTTTAGGCGAGGAGAACGGTGTTCCGATTGAACTCGGGGAGCTTTTCTCTAAAGTAGTCAACAAGCTAAACGGCATGTCGCGGGAGGATTTGCGTTTTTTACTAGAGCAGTTAGACGAGGAAAGCCGCACAGCTCTCTTGTCGAGTTTAGGCTATGCCAAACCTTCGGATGGACACCCACAGAGCTCGCAAAGCAGCCAGCCCGAACAGTGCAGGAGTTCTGCCACATCCTAAACGTGATGGACGAAATGGCAGAGCAAGAAAAGAAAAAAGCGGAGCGTGAAGCAAAACGGCATTAGAAGTAACCTGCGACATCGACGGCATAGAAGAATTCAAAGCGACTATGCAGCGGTTTGATTCAGAGATTCAACGTGAGGTCCATAGCTTTTTGGCTAGCTGGGCAGCCGACGTCAAAGCCCAAGCAGTCAAGAATGCGCCGATGGTTACAGGTTATCTTCGCAGTACTATCTATGCCAAAATCAGGGAATGGGTCGCTGAAATCGGTGCCGATGCGACTTATGCCCTTTTTGTTGAGTTTGGTACCAAGTACATGCAGGCACAACCCTATCTTTACCCAGCAATCCAGCAGTATCTTCCCGAACTTGAATCCGTCATAGTCTCAGCGATTGAACAAGCCAAAGTGGAGGCTGGGCTGTGAGCTTTCGAGAAATCGCTGTCACCATAAGAGCGGTCAATCGTGCCAGCAATGAGTTTTCAAGGGTTCAAACAGACGCCGAAACATTGGCGACACGTGTTAAGAGTTTGGGTTCCACTCTTGCGGGTTTGGGCGCTGCAGGCACCGCCATAGGCTACGTCGCCAACCAGTTTGGTTTGCTCAATGATTCGGAGACGAAGGTTTTCAATTCTGCCATGATGGTTGTCTCAGTCATGGGTATGTTTTTGCGCACCAGCACCGGCTTAGCTGTAGCTCAGAAGGTGTATTCGGCGGCTTGCTGGGTAGCAACGGCGGCGCAAAACGCCCTAAACATCAGCTATGGAACCTTCCTTGCCTTAACGGGTGTGGGGATTGCGGTTATTGTTGCGGCTGCCGCCGCCATGGCATATTTCGCCAGTAGCATGAACACTGCCACGGCTAGCGTGCAGAACTTCAACAGCGCCACCGCAGAAACATCCACCCATACGCGCAGCATTCAAAGGGCGGGAGAATCGGCTGCTACTTCTCGGTCTGGCAGCAGTTCATCTGAAGCCTCTTTTTATCGGAGGGGTGTTGAGCAGTGAGCGTTAGTCCACCTGCTTTGACTATTGCTTTGGGTTCAGTAGGCATCCCACAAGTGGACGTTATAGAAGCCCTCGTGCATTTGGGCGCCACAAAAGAGGTTAGCAGTTGGGAGCTTCACCTGCAGAACTGGAACAGCAAATACAGCCCAAACGGCACCTACCCGCTAAACGTGGGGCAAGACGGCTATATCTGCATAGGCAGAGGCGCTAACGTTCCTCAACTCATAACCACAAGAACGGAAAGCGTCAAATTCCAGTCAAGCCCAACCGAAAACTATGCCATTGTGGCTGGGCGATGCTGGGGCGAGAAGCTCTTCAGGCAAACCGTAACCAAAGACTACTCAGGGTTCAAGGGCGAGGACATAGTCAAGAACCTCTTGGACTACTATTCAGGATTAAGCCATGTTCGAGTTAGCACGGAGCTTGTCGAGAACACCGACACAACCTTCACCGACCTAAAAGTGCAGGACACCCAAGTCTGGGATTTGCTCCAAAAAATCGCTTCAGAAAGCGACAAGAACGGCGTCATAGGCTACGATTTTCGGATGGCACCTGATGGCAAGTTCGAGTTTTTCCCCCGAGGCACCAAAACCAGTTCCGTCAGCCTCACCGATAAGATAGAGTCCTACGAGTACTGGAAAGAAATAATCGCCATCCGAAACAAAGTCACCATTTACGGGGCTGCCGACAAAAGTTCTCCCTTAGATAAAACCGAGACCGTTGAAAGTCTAACGCCTCCAAGCGGCACATGGACAAAGTACGCTGGCACATCAATGACGCTTGATGCAACCAAAACCTACGGCGAAGCCACCAGCAGCATAAAACTTGTCTCTGGCTCAAACTACTACGGCGCACTCTATCTTACTTTCAGCATACCACAAAACCTCAACACCTACCCAAAACTCTACCTAGCCCTGCTACGGGATGCACATATCCGAGCAGACGGATTCAGCGTTGAACTCTTTGACACCTCATACAGGGCAGCTGGGCAAGTTCTCAGCAACGTTAACGAAAATGACCCATCAGCATTTGCCCTCGATGTCGGCGGAGCGTTTGCAGCTAACTGGAGTCCACAGACAGGTTTTGACTGGACACAAGTCAGCGTTGTGCGAATTGACGGCTGGTTAGTTGACACCTTAACGTCTGGGACAATCTGGGTAATGCAACTGTTTTTCGGCGGCGCACGCTACAGCAGCATACAGCAAGATCCGGCTAGCCAAGCATCTTATGGTCTTCGGGAGCTTGTGGACGTTGACGAGGAACTTTGGAGCGACACCGAATGCCTACTCCATGCACGAGCGATTCTGGCGAACATGAAAGACCCCGCCGAATACCTCACCCTAAAGAGCACAGTCATCGATTACGGGAACACTCCGCTTTTTGCCGCTGACATGATTCCAGTAACGCTTCCCAATGAGAACGTTAGTGGCAATTTCCGCATTCTAAGCGCCGAATATCACGTCAAGTCCGAAAGCGGCGAACTGGAAATCACTTTGGAGCTTGGCAGAGAAAAATCGCTTCTGGCAGATTATGTGTACGCTTTGCGGTCCAAGGTTGATCACGTTAACAGATACAAGGTTGCGAAAAAATGAGTAAACAAATCCTAAAACAAATGGAAAACGTTAAGCCCGGTGACTTAATCGCTGTTGACTGGTGCGATGCCTCGGTCGGCAAAAGCAGCGGTTCAGGCATGACCATCGATGTTCCCGTGAAAAGTTGGGGCATATTTGTTGGGTTAATCGGCGACCGCGTTAAGCACATCGTGATTGCTCAGAACAGTTTTCGTTATGCCGATGGCATGTTCGATTTAGACTACACCGCCATACCTGTCGGTTGGGCGTTAGGCGTTACTGTTTTGATTAAAGAGCATATTCCAGCCGAGTCGGCTAGCAGGCTTGTTAATAGTTTCATGTTGGGCGGGCACCGTTCAATGAATCGCCCAAGAACTTTTCGAAGAGCACTTGCGCAGCGGAGGTTGAGCATCGATGGCAGACCCCATTAAACGTGCCTTGACTCGCAGACGCTTTGAACGGGGGCGTCTTATCGTTGAGGAACCTACTGCTAAGCTTCTGTTAGGCGTCAAATTCGCTATTGGCATGACCGCTTTTATGTCCGCTTTGGAACTTGCGCATCTGGCGTTTTTGCACTCTTGGAATGCTGAAATATTCGCGTCCATCACTGGGCTAAGCGGCACGGTCATTGGTTTGTTTGTGGGGCAGAAGACATGACCAAAGGCAAACCATGGCCAGCAGATGATGAAAAGAGACTCAAAGACTGGTACACAACGGGAACCACGGACTTTAGAGTTTTAGCTTTCAGTTTTGATGGGCGATATACTGAGGAGGCTATTCGCCAAAAGCTGATAAAATTCGGTGTACTGAAAGAACAACAACAGCAAAAAAATTCCAATTGTTGTTGTTCTACCCAACTTGAACTCCCCGAGGAATTGCCCAGTATTGAGGAGACGCTGAAGATGTTGGCTGCTGCGTTGGAGGCTCTAAAGACGCCTGGATTGGATAAAGCTGAGGTTTTGCGGCTGCGCGGAATAATTGCGGGCGCTAAGGTGTACCAAGAGCGTTTTGCAGAGTATGTTCACTATCGGGAACTTGAAGAGGAATTAATGGAGGCTCGAAAAAAGATTGCGGAACTTATCAAAAAGTCCCAGAGCAATGCACAAAAATAGACTATTCGAAGAATGGGAAGGATTTCGCCAAGATATGGTTACTGTTGAAGAGTTAGGAGAGCGCAAAGTCCAAAGCCTACAAGGCGATGTTAAGAGTTTCTTTGAGCAAATCTTTGGCTTTTCACCTTACCAATATCAGGTAGAGCTTGCAGAGTTGTTTGAGAAGAACCAGTTTTTGGCAGTGCGTTGGCCAAGGCAAACAGGTAAGAGCTTTTCAGTTTCAGCCCTGCTTCTAAAGTATGCTTGGGAGCATCCGAACAGCTACATTGCCATTGTTGGTCCAAGCTGGCGGCAAACCAAACTAAACATCAGGCGCATGGGTGGGTTCTGTCGCAAGCTTCCGCAGCGGGGATTGCATGTGCAGAAAACCCGAATATCGTTGCCAAACGACAGTGTACTCGAGGCGTTCCCAAACAACCCTGACACCATCAGAGGTCCAACTTTTTCGATTATTTGGTGGGAAGAATGCAACTTCACACCCAACGACGAGGACTTGTATGATGCCATCTTGTTTACGCTGGGAACAACCAACGGCAAACTGATTGCGACTAGCACGCCGTTTAGTACGGATTCGATGTTTTGGAAAATGTGTAACCACAAAGACTACGCAGACTTTGCCCGACACCACTTCACATGGGATAAGGCAATTGAGCCTAATGGCCCGCTTAAGCCTGCGATTATTGAGAAGATTAAGCGCCAGTTCGGCGATGACCCGGCCCGTTGGCGAAGGGAAATGGAAGCCGAATGGGCAGAAGACGAGGACGTTTGGCTGGCTCAAAGCCTAATCGTTGCATGCGTGGGCACAGTGAAGAACTGTGGTGCGGACTTGCAAGAATACAACCCCGACGTTGAATGTGAAGGTGACTTTTTTGTTGGGCTGGATTTGGCTCAAACCCGCGACTACTGTGTTCTCTCGGTAGTGGAAAGGTTAAACGATAGGCTGTTCCTTCGGCACCTAAAGATTTTCCAGCAACCCACTCTCTATGCTCAGGTTTTGGGTTATCTTAAGGCGTTGCAGGACAGGTGGGGCGGATTCCAAAAAATCAGGGTTGACTTCACACGGGAAGGGCCATCCATCATTGCTGACATGGGAACCGCTGGGATAGAAAACGCTGAAGGCGTAAACTTTAGCGTGCCAAGGAAAAGTGAGATGGCAAGTCTGCTTAAGCAGCGCATGATGAATAAGCAGTTTTTCTATCCGCTCCTAAATTGGGAGCGCCCGTACCGTGGCGACATTTGCACAGAGTTAAACGTGGAGCGCTATGATTTGCGCAAGGATGGAGCCATAGGCTACTCGCATCCAAACGGCACCCACGATGACGTCTTTTGGAGCATAGCTCTAGCCGTGTTTGCGACCGTGCAAATGGAGCCTGAACCATTCTTAACAGTTATTCCAAGGTGA